TTTGGATTTCTGGGAAGATTTTATTTAATACAGGAATTTCTGCTATAAAATCACTAAGACTGCCGAATGGGTCAGCTTTTTTAATTTTTTCACTAGCTTCAGCTATTTCATTAAACCCATCCCCAATTTGCTTCGTGTAATCGGCGGCATTACTTAAGTTTTCGTTAACTTTATTTAATACAGCTTGTTCAGCTTTAGTAGCATTTACAGCTTGTGAACGAAATACTCGGATTTGTGATTCAAGTTTTTGACGTTTTTTAACTAAATCTTCAGATTTTTTAGCAAAATCGTTAGCTTTTTTACGATCTTTTAAATCTTCTTTAGTAAAACTTGATAATTCTTGAGCAGACCTAGCTAAATCTGCTGAAAGTCTAGCTGCATCTCTAATACCAGAACCATAATCTTTAGAATCTCTAGCTAAACCTTGTAAAGCTTGCCCTATATCCTTATAAATGGCACTAAATTCAGTACCAAGGTCATTTAACCTTTGTATCTCATCTCCAGCACCTTTTAAATTATCTTTTAAAGCCATAAGGATATTTTATTATAAATATTAAAAGGCATCATTTTTTTGATGCCTTTGTAACATATGTAGGTACTTGTATTTTTTTATTTTTAGCTGCTTCTTGTTTAGCTTCACCAGAAACCCAACTTTGTTCAGCTTTTTGATTCTTATTTTTTTCAGTATAAGAATTATTTATTTGATTAAATGTAAAATTACGTAACCAAATAGGCATGTTATAAATAGTACCCCAATCATAACCCCCATTTCCATGAAATACTATTTCGTGGATCTGTTTAAAAATACTTGCTCGATAATTAGGCGTCAGGCCAAAAAAAGTTAACCCCAATGGGTAAATCGACGTCCTCCTCTACGCCATTAAAATCAATTAAAGTAACATTTAAATTTAAATCTGGGGAGATTTCGTTGTAGTATTTTCTAAATTCTCTAGCATCTTTAGCTAAGAAATAGTTATTAACAAACTCTCTAATATCTCTTTTTTCAGTAGAACCATTAATTGAAGTGATAATATGACTTAAACGTACTGTTACTTCACTAGTAGATTCTTTATTAATTTTTTGTAAACCTTTAATTTCTTGATCAATGGTTTTTTCGTCACCGTGAGTTAAAAGTTTAAAAGTTACTACATTTTGAGAATGTGGTAAAGTGTAAACAAATTCATTAGTTGAAGCTTGTTCAAAATCTGGGTGGGGGAGTTTAGAGTCGATATTACTTAGATCAATATTTTGTCTAGCACCACCATATTCAAACTCATATGAAGCACCGTATGATAAGATACGAGCAGCTACCATAATAGCATTTTTATCACCAATTAGTAAATCATCATAATTGATTTTACTTACAATAAGTGATTGGAGTAATTTATCAATTACAATACCGCTTTTAATAAAGTTTTGGTTAGTTAGGATATCCTCCTCTTTAGCGGTCATGTATTTCATTTCTACAGTACCACTCCTTAAAGGACTTCCCTCAGGATATAATTTACCTTTTGAGGGCAAATCAACAACTTCTGTTGGGATTTTAAATTCGGCCATAAATTTTTATTTAATTAGAACTAGTTTTATCTATTATACATATTAAAATAAAAAAGAGCTTGGACAAAGCCAAGCTCAAATTTAAATTTATTTGAATTTCTATTAGAAGTTCAATACACAATAATCTGGTTGAACTGTCATTGTGATTTCAACAGCAGTATCTACAGTATCCCAGTTATAATCACCAAAGCTAGCTTCGGTAATTAAAGCACCTTTGATAACCCATTCAGAAACGATATCGCCTACAGGTCCTAATACGTCGAAAGTTAAGTCTTTCTTGTAGAAGTCGGAGTAGCCATCTCTACCAGTTACTGATTCGTGGTGTAAACGTACCCACTCCATTACTGCCTGAGCACCTGAAGGTGTAATAGGATCAAATAATGTGAATGTAATTGGTCCCCAAGTAGATTTACCTTTTACAAAACGTTGAACGTTAATGTGGTTTAAGGCTACAGTTCCTTGAGTTAGTGATACAGCACTTACACCTTTAATCTCGTAAGATGGAATACCATCAACATACATGATAAAGCGGTTCGCCTGTTTTGGTTCAAACGCTGTGAAAAATATTTCGTTTGGGTCTAATACTGCCATTTTGCTATATTATTTATTTTATTATAAATATTATCAATTACAACTTTTAACCTGGGAAGGTTGCTCCAGTTGGTAAGATGTTGAAGTCGAGGTAAATGAATTCAGCAGTCTTAGTTGGTTGTAGATAGATTTGACCGATTAACTGGTTTCTATCGATTACGTCTGGAGTATTGTTGGAATCATCCATGATTACTCTAAACGCGTACAATCCTTGGCGTTGTTGAACTGATTCTAAATACGGGTTAACTTGACTTAAGAATTGGTTTCTTGTAGCGATTGTGTTTTGTTCAAACACTAAGTTATTAGCTACTTGAGAAATGTAAGCCTTAAGAGCAATTAACAATCTACGTACATTTACACGATCAAGTGCAGATGCTTTTTTCTGTAGAGTTTTCTGACCGTATACTACAACACCAGTTCCTGGGAATGTAGCAATTGGGTTTACGTTACCTACATACAAGTCGTTACGATTTGTTTGTGAAAGCTTTCTTTCTGCTCTAATTACTGTGTCTAAACCACCTCTATTAATACCTGCAGGCGCGAACCATGGCTCAGATACACTGTCGTTAAACGCGTATACTGCTGGAATCATTGTAGAGGCTGGGATCCATACTAATTGACCAGTACCTGGATCAATTGTTTGAAGCCATGGCCAGTAAGTAGCGGCATATGAACTGTTGATTGCGGCTGCTGAAGTAGTAGCTTGTACAATTTGAGCTCCATATGGTCTAGTATCTACAACTGCAATAGCATCACCTCTAGTTTGAGCTACGTTTACTAAATTTACGGTTTGAGTTGCGTTATCAGCAATATTCAAACCTGGGGTAGTTAATACGTTGAATCTGTAATCATCTTGGTTGCCTAATAAGCTGATCATATCATTGTAATCAGCGGCATCAATACCTTGTAGATTTGTAGTACCTGTGATAGCTTCATAGAACTTAGCACCACCACCGTAGAATAAATTACCAGTAGCACTTGTAAATGTACCTCTAGAGGCTATAGGTAATGAAGCAGTGTATTGAGATTTTGCAGTTCCGTTATTATCAAAGTAGAACGGTGTAGGTAAGTTTACACTACTTACGTAAACATATCTAGATTGGTTAGGGAAGTTACCATTTACCTGAATATAGTTTTCAGAAGCGTTGTATGTTTGGTAGCTGTCACCGATTACTCTAGAAATATAGTTAGGAGCTGTTGGATCAAGTGTTAAGTTAGTCCAAGTTTCTAAAACAATAGGCTCTGTAGTTGTATCATTACCTTGTCTAACTAATAAACTAAATGTACCTGAACCTGTGTTAACATTAGCGATTTGCCATCTTACGTTATCAGCTGAACCACTTGAAAGAATTCCGTTTGTACCTTCTGAACCTGAGTTGTTCATAATAGTACCTTCAGAGATAGTTTTAAGAGTGAATGATGGAGAATCAAAACCACCAACAAATGAAGTTGTAACACTAGCTGAGGTAAAGTAGTAAGCATTACCTGCTGATCCAGCTGTTTTAGCTACTAAATTAAGATCAGCAACTGCTGATGAAGCTGAAATGTCCGCCCAAGATGAAGTATATAAAGCTACTGAAGAACTGTTGTTAATATGTAATACAGCTTCTGTAGCTGTGTTAGCAGCTGAAGATCCTGTTAATACATAAACAATAGCGGCAGTATTAGTACCAGCACTACCTGTAAAGATTAAATCAATTCCATTAACATTAAGAGCAGAGCTTGAACCATTTGCTACTACGTCACCATAAAATGGAGTAATATCAACACTAGCTGTAGCAGTTGAGAATCCTGTAGCACTTGGAATACCAGTAGAACCAGCTGAGCTGGATAATTCTGGATAGAAAGAAGTAGCAGAGGTAAATGAACCTGATGCTACTCTAGCTACTAGTAAACTTTGACCACCTTGTTGAAAATAATTGTAGGCAGCAATAGAGGTTAAGTAACTGTATTCCTGTCCACCACTTAAGAAAGTACCACCAAACTTGTTTAAATAGTCTGAGTAAGTAGTTACTACAGTAGGGATTTCAACAGGACCTTTTACAGTAGGACCAACAATTGCAGCACCAACAGTTACTGGTTGCTGTGTGATAAATGATTGATCATTCTCTCTTGCTAATACACCTGGAGATATTAGAGTTTCAGCCATCTTGGAGTTATATTTTTAGTTTTGTTATAAATATGTGGGGAATTTCCCAAAAAACTACAACCATTAAATATAACCCTAAAGAAAGATGAAGTATTACTCTACAGTAATCTCACCGGTCTCTAAATTGAGAGAGCCGTTTCCGTATTTTTCTGTCAATTGAGCTCCCAACTCAGCGCTAGCTTGCTCTAGTTCAGCAATTTGTGACTTCAAAGCTGCCTTATTATTCTCTAGCATAGTAATTCTGTACTCGAGTGAACCAAGACCCGCTAGGATATTGTTTTGTTGAGTGTTAAGGTTTCTTAATGAGGTGATTTCCTCTTCAGTTAGAACTTTAGTTTCCATGTTTTTATTGATTGATTATTGTGGTTATAAATATTAAAAGGTTTTTAAAACTTTATCTATCTCTTGTAAATTGAACATCTCATTTATATCTGAGTATGGACATTCGTGAGGAATTCCTTCAAATGAAGCATCAAATAAGTATGCATCGATTAACTTGGTATTGCCTTTAGGGGGTAATGCCTTAATATTAGTGTGCATATTGTATCCGAAGTTCTCAGCTGCTGTACCAACCCAGAATACAACTGAAGGGAGTTTTAAAGCTGCGGCGACATGTTGTAGACTTGAATCTATCAAGATACGCTTTTCTGAAGCTGCTACTAGAGAGAATAGCTCCATATTTGTCATCCCAAAGTTTACTACTTCAACATCTGGTAATACTGGGGTGTTTTCTCGGGTTAATTGGATGATATGGTATTTTTTAGATACTTTTTCTGTAATATATGATGCTAGCTCAATTGGAATATCTCTAGTCCAAGAATACCCATGTTGCTGGCCACTAAACAGACCTCCGTTTGTTTGAAGTAATAGGACAGGCTTGTCTCGCTTCCAACTGTATTGGAAGTTCTTTTGTACCATATTAAAATGGATGTCTGGGAGTTGCTTAGTATATTTTACTCCAAGTAACTCAGCCCAGTTTTCCACTAGGTGTTTCTGTTTTAGGATGTGGCCTGTTTGAAAGTAGGGCTCGTGGCGGAATACTAGAGTATCTTTACCTAGAATGTAGTCCTCATAGAAGTATGCTGTTATACCTACTCGGTATACTCTAAACACGTTAGGGTGATTTAAGAATACTTCAGGATAAGATGCTACTACTACAATCTTTCTATCTGGGTATGTTTTAGCTAGTGAAGGTAGAAGTGCTGTAGCGGCTACGTTTTTGCCTAAACCTCCTTCAATATGCCATACTATATATTTTTCCATGTTATCTTTTTTTTGCGCAACTGAAATTAAAATTGGGGATGCTTCTAACCCATCAGCTTGGATGGATTTATATTGTTTGTCTACTGTTGTTTGGTATCCTACTCTCATAGTTCGTAGCCAAAATCGTTGAAGAACCAAGCGTAGTGATTTTCGATCAACTTAACCGCGTTAGGACCTAACACCTCTAGATAATCACTACGTACTGGTTTAAGTTCTTGGCGGATAATGTGATCACCAAAGATACCATACCATCTATCATCCTCATGAGTGATTTGTTTGATGTTGTTAAAATCGTGCTGGTAATATGGTAATTCAAGGTACTCGTAGATACGCTCCATTTGTTCATTTGGATTTGAAGCTAAGTCCTCAAACTTTACAAACAAGATATTCTTGTGAAGACCTTGCACCAAAACCTGATAAATACGATCCATTGAAGGGCCGATTGGTGGGTTAGCAGACCATACCTCAATACTTTTA